AAATTAGTAAAATTAAAAACCTCAATTAAAGATTTTTATGTAGTTTACTATAAAAAAGACAATTTTGTAGTTTATATTATGAGTGATTTTTTTGAAGTAGAATTAATAAATAATAGCGGTGAGCAGTTTAATCTATTTAAAACTTTTAAAAAAGAATTACATACCTTACAAAACCTATACTTTGCACTTACTGGTGAAGAATTACAGATAAATTTTGATAATTGATATTTTTGTAGTAGTTTTGCTCTATTATAGACGTTTTTAGATGAAAGGAAAAAAAACTGGAGGTAGACAAGCTGGAACTCCAAACAAGCTAACAGCAACCGTTAAAGAGGTGTTTACTACCGTATTTACCGAACTTCAAACAGATAGCGAAGTTAATTTAAAAGAATGGGGTAAAAATAACCCTACTGAATTTTATAAACTTTGCTCTAAACTTATTCCAGCAGCAGTTGAAATGAAAGCTGAGATTGAAGGAGTTGAACAAGTGTTTAAAATCGGTAATGTAGAAATTAAGCTATAAATGGCTAAACAAATATTATTTGAATCATTTCCTAAACAAGATGAGTTTTTAGAAGCTATATTTAGTAATAACTATAACTTCATTATGTATGGCGGTGCTATACGTGGCGGTAAAACTTTTGCAGGATTAGGAGCTTTATTACTACTTTGTAAGATGTACCCTAAAAGTAAATGGTGTGTGGTACGTTCTACACTCCAAACACTTAAACTAAATACCATACCATCATTTGTTAAAATTTGTCCTACTAACTTTGTAAAGAAATACAACCAAGATACTCAAACGGTTACTTTTCAGAATGATAGTCAAATTATATTCTTAGGTGAAAACTATGCAGATGATAAAGAGTTAAACCGATTTAAGGGATTAGAAGTTAATGGTTTTCTTTTAGAAGAAATTAACGAGCTCCAACAAAAGACTTTTTACAAGTGTATTGAGCGTGCAGGATCACAAATAATTGAAAAGCAACCTAAACCAATTATTTTAGCAACTTGCAACCCTGCTAACAACTGGGTTAAAGAATTGATTTATAATAAGTGGAAAACTAACACTTTACCAGATAATTGGCTTTATATACCTTCTAAAATTACAGATAATCCATTTATACCAAAGGATTATTTAGAATCTCTTAAATCAATGCCTAGATATGAATATGAGGTGTTTGTTGAAGGTAACTGGGACTTACAAGAACGTACAGGAGCTGAATTTTATAAGTATTTTAGCTTAGATAAACACGTTAAACCATGCCATTATGAGCCTACATTACCCTTGCATATTAGTTGGGATGAAAACGTTAATCCATATTTACCTTGTGGTATATTTCAAATATCTAATAAACAAGTAAGGTTAATTAGTACTATTTTAGGTGTTAATCCTAGAAATACTATTAAGGATGTTTGTAATGAGTTTAAACGTATGTACCCACACCATGAAAGCGGTTTATTTATTTATGGTGATGCAACTAGTCAAAAAGAAGATGTAAAGCAGGAAAAGGGACATAATTTCTTCAAACTAATACAAAATGAATTAACTAATTACAGACCAATAATGAGGGTGTCAAAATCTAATCCTTCAGTAGTTATGCGTGGTAATTTTTTTAATACAATATTATTTAGTAATTTTGGCGATATTGAGTTTATTATTAATCCAGAATGTAAGGAAGCGATACAAGACTTTACTAATACAAAAGAAGCTAGTGATGGTAGTAAAGATAAAACAAAGGTTAAAGATGCTAAAAGTGGTGTAAGTTACCAGCCATTTGGGCATATTAGCGATTTAACTGATTATTTTATTTGTGAAGCGTTTAAAAACGAATATCAAATGTATCAAAAAGGAGATGTTACTCAGTATATCAGACCAATAGGAAACGCACCAACAAACACTAAACATAGGTTATAATGAAAGTAAAATCACACAAAGAACTAATTGATGGGTATAATACAGTAACTTTCTTTATTGAAGATGTTGCAACAAACAGCCTTATCCATTCTGATACGTTTATAATCACTCGTAAAACTCGTATTAAGGAGTTGAAATATAACTTTATTACCTACGTTCAAGATATGCATAAACTAGAATTAGCTATGTTAAATGCTGAGGTTCATAAGGTAAAGGAAAATAAAGTTATATTAGATTTAGAAAATATTAGTAACAATACTATTAACTAACGCTAATTTGTTTATATTTTTGTACAATGGCTAGACTTTTAAGAGATAATGATTATTTACGTGTTATTCAATCGGATAACTTAGCTCAAATAATCGAATCTAACCAACAAACTAAGCTAGATGTTGAGCAATCAGCACAAAGCGAAATGATTAGTTATTTAACCCAGCGTTACATAGTTAATCAGATATTTACAGATACTAAGGTTTTTGATATTACTGCTACTTATAACGGTAAACAATTAGTTGAATGGACTGCAACCGCTTTTAGTGCTGCTACTGTTTACACTACTGGTCAATACGTTTTACAAGCAGGATATATTTATAAGTCAATAGCTGGTAGTGCTGCACACGCTTTTGTGGCTAATGAATGGACACAGATTTGTTTAGATAAGACTTTATTTTATGTTACATTACCAGAAGCTGAGTATAGTAATACTACTACTTATGCTATTGGAGATAAAGTTTACTATAACAACATTGAATACACTTGCTTAATATCTACCGTTGGAATATTACCCACTAATACTCAATTTTGGAGTGCTGGTAGTGCTTATACTTTAACTGCTACTTATCCTGATGATGATACTAAATGGACTGAAGGAGATAATAGAAACCAGCAAATAGTCGAAGGTTTACTAGATATGACTTTATTTAAGTTACATAAAAGAATTAACCCACGCAATATTCCAGATTTAAGAAAGGAAGCATATGATGGTAATAATGCTAGTCAAAATGGTGGTATTATCGCATGGTTAAAACGTGTTGCTGGCGGTGAATTAACAGCCGATTTACCTCAAATATTACCAGAACAAGGGTTAAGTATAAGATGGGGTAACTCAAACGGATCAACAACTAAAACATCTAATCAACTTTGGTAATGAATTTATTTGGATATAATATAAACTTTGGTAAAGTTCAAGATGTTTCTGTTAATATGCCTAAAACGGCAGATATTAGAAGGAATATAACAGTACCTACTCAATTATATAGAGGTGCTACTGATATTGCAGCTTATAAACTAGCAGTAACAGCAGCAGAATCTTTACTATCACCTCAAAGAAGGCAATTATACACTATTTACAAAAATATTGAATTAGATGCTCATTTAACAGCAGCGGTAAACCAACGTAAAAACTTAACACTTTGTAAAGATTTTGATGTTTTATTAAATGGTGAAGAAAGTGAAGATTTAGAAAAAATTATTAAACAGAAATGGTTTAGGGATTTTATAGACTATGCTTTAGATGCTATATTTTATGGACATTCATTAATTCAATTTGATAGTGTTGTAAACGATGCTTTTAAAGCAGTTGAATTAGTACCTAGAGAATATGTAAAACCAGAATTTCACATAGTAACTAATACTTATGCTGATTTAACTGGTACTGATTATTTAACACCACCTTATAACAATTGGTGTATTGGAGTTGGTAAGCCAAAAGATTTAGGACTGTATTTAAAAGCAGCTCCTTTAGTTATTTGGAAGAAAATGGCATTAGGTGCATGGAGTGAATTTGTTGAAATATTTGGTAGTCCTATTAGAATAGGTAAAACAAATGTAAGAGATGAACAAACACGAGCTAACATGGAATCATATCTAAGAAATATGGCAGTTGCTAGTTATGGTGTTTTTGATACAGATGATTTAATCCAGTTAGTAGAATCTAATCGTTCAGATGCTTTTCAAGTGTTTGATATGATGATACAGCGTTGTAATTCTGAAATCAGCAAACTTATTTTAGGGCAAACTGGAACTTTAGACGAGAAAGCCTATGTTGGTAGTGCAGAAGTTCAAGAACGTGTTTTAAAGAACGTTGCTTATAATGATGAGTTCTTTATAGAAGGTGTTTTAAACTATCAATTAGTACCAATGATGACACGTTTAGGTATATTTCCAGAGGGTGTAACAATTAGTGTAAAAGCAGAAGATGATTTAAGTTTAATTGAACAGTCTAAAATTGATATTGAATTAATTAAAACTGGTAAATTTACCTTTAGCCCTGAATACTTAGATGAGAAATATGGTAGTGAGGTTATTGTGGTAAATGATCCTACCGATGTGGCAAACGTTAAAAACAGATTAGATAATCTCTATAAATAAATTATGGAATCTTTTAAAGATATTAAAGGCTATGAAGGACTTTATCAAATTTCTGATATTGGCAATGTTTTTAGCGTAAAAGCAAATAAAGTATTAAGTAAAAGAAAATATGGTGCTGGATATTATGGATATGTTTTAACTAAAGATAAAAAAAGAAAAGAATACAAAGAACATAGATTAGTTGCTGAACATTTTATAAATAATGAATCTAATTTAAAATTAGTTAATCATATTAATGGAATAAGAACAGATAATAGAATTGAAAATTTAGAGTGGGTTAGTCAAAGAGAAAATATATGTCATTATAGAAGTAAACAAAAGTTAATAGGTATATCTTATCACAAAAATGTAAAAAAATGGACTTCAAGAATATATGTAAACGGTAAAAATAAAAATTTAGGTGTTTATAACTGTCCAACAAAAGCACATTTAGTTTATTTATTAGAATCAAAAAACAACAATATAATTAACAAATATAGTTAATGTGTAATTGCGGATTTTCAGACATACAAAATGCTACACCAATTAACATATTTTCAGACGAAGAAATTGAACGTATTGTTATCGGTGTTTATAGTGGTTTAATTACTCCACAATCTTTAGACGTTGCAACATATTTACGAGTAGCCGAAAAGCTAACTAATGGTGTTTATAATGGCTTTGGTAAAGCATTAACAGATGTTGAATGGAATAGTCCCGATTTTAAAATGCTTAACGATTTAAGAAATAACGTTTATGTGTTTTCGGGAGCTAAACAGTACCACCAAGTGCGAGAAATGACAGATGCTATTTACGACAAAGATAGAATTAAGCCATTTAGTGAGTATAAGAAAACTGGTACTGAAATATTCAAAAATTACAACGAAAACTATTTAAGAGCTGAATACAATGCAGCTATATCTCAAAGTAGAAGTGCTAGTATGTGGATGGATATTGAAAGTAATGCGGAATTATTACCAATGCTTACTTATAGCACAGTTGGGGATGGAAGGGTACGTCCTGAACACGCTATGTTAAATAATATTAGTAGACCTGTAAATGATAGGTTTTGGAATTCGTATTTTCCGCCTAATGGATGGAATTGTAGATGTACCGTATTACAAACAGATGATACTATCAAAACAAGTTTAAAAGGATTTAAAAAACCCGATACCGTACCGCCTGAATTTATGATGAATGCAGGTAAAGATAGAATTGTTTTTAGTGATGCACATCCATATTTTACAGTAGCTC